CAGTGATAAGAAAAAAAGAGTTTCTGGAAGAAAAAGGATATAAAGCGGAAACATGGTGAACACATGGAAAAGCCGAATGCAGCAGTCGTTGATATAGCGGTAAAAGCCAGAGAAGCCGGAATGACATACGGACAATATGTAGCGAAGATGGGAGGCACAAATCATGCGTAAAAACACAAAAAAAATATAAAAGAGAGCTTGCAGCAGCAAAAGCAGATATCAAGAGATTACTCACTGAGGAACATTTGCCGTGTGAATTTTGCAGATATGAGGCACGAATGGACGTACCGTGCACGCAGGGCGATAAAGAATGGTGCCGACAGCATGCAATCTGGAAAGGAGTATCAAATGGACGAGAAGGACGCAATTAGTATTTTAAATATGATTGAAGCACATGGGGCTTTACCAGTAAAAGCAAAAGAGATGGCAATCAATGCGATTGAAGAGGTGCAGCAGTACCGGGCGATTGGTACGCCGAAAAAAATAAAAGATTTATTAGAAAAAGCAGCAGAGGAAATTGAAAACCTGTATGGTAGAGAAACACAATTATCCGAAGAAATCAGAAAATCTTTGGACAGTTAACTTAGAATTTAAGCGAGGTAGTAATGAGAATAGGACTGATAGATGTTGATAATCACCGCTTTCCAAGCTTACCACTCATGAAGCTGTCAGCGTGGCATAAACAGCAGGGCGATACGGTAGAATGGTATGATCCGTTGACTGCGTGGATAAATCCGCCGGACAAGGTATATATGAGCAAAGTATTTACCTTTACATCAGATTATCCACATCCGGTATGCGCCGGCGAAATAATAAAAGGCGGAACCGGCTATAATTATCCTTCTGGCGGAGATCCATTGCCGACAGAGATTGAGCATATTTACCCGGACTATAGCCTTTACCCGGATTTGTGTAAAGATACAGCATATGGGTTTCTGACGAGAGGATGCCCGCGCGGATGTGATTTCTGTATCGTTGCAAAAAAAGAGGGGAAATGTTCCGTAAAAGTTGCGGATTTGTCCGAATTTTGGAACGGGCAGAAAAACATAGTACTGCTTGATCCGAATATGTTTGCCTGTAAGAACTGGAAAGAACTGAGCCAACAGCTCATTGACAGCGGGGCGTGGGTGGATTTTTCGCAAGGATGTGATATTCGTATCATGACAGAGGAAAAAGTACAATACATTCGGAAGATGAAGATTAAACAGATACATTTCGCATGGGACCGGTATGAAGATAAAGATAAGATTGTTCCGCAATTTGAAATGTTTAAACAACTTACCGGATGGGATCATAGGAAAATGACAGTATACGTTCTGTGTGGATTTAATTCCACTATAGAGCAGGATTTGGAGCGAATATATACGCTCCGGGATCTTGGATACAGCCCATACGTGATGATTTATGATAAATACAAGCTACAACCAAAAGATGATTTAAAGCGTATGCAACGGTGGGTAAATTCAAGGTTTGCCTTTGCCGCTGTGAAAAAATTTGAAGATTATAAATAAGCTAAACTGAACTTTAACTGATAAAAAGAAAGGAAAATGCACATGAACGCTACGAAGCATGGGATTAAAAAACGAGCTGAAATCAAGCAGGCAATCATTTTGTACATTGAAAAGCACGGATACGCCACGACAATTCGGGAGATTGGGGACATGGTAGGACTGAGCAGTACATCCAGTGTACATAATCATCTGATCAGGATGATAGCTATCGGAGAGCTGGAAACGGATGATGAAATCGGAAGCCCTAGAGCCATTCGGGTGCCAGGATATAAAATCGTAAAAACTGAATAGGTAACACTTACCGGCTGAAATATGCCGGTAAAAAAATACAATAATGTTGCATGAATACGATAATATGTTGTGTTTTTATGAACTGATATATGGTATAATGTTGTAAGAAACTTAGGCGCCACGCATGGGGAGGTTTTTAAAATGAGCAGAGAGGAAACGATAGAGATATGCACACGCATAGACAATTATCTGGGCGATAAAATAGCAGAATCAATTTTAAATAATATCTCATATGACAAAATGGAAGCACACTATGGGATTATGCCGATTTCACGCACGCATTTTTACAGAAAAAAGAAAATGGCATTAAGGATGCTCAACAGCCGGAGCTTGTACGAAGAAGAAAGCAACGGACAGATACGCATGATGCTTTAATTCACGCATAGAACTGCACGCATGGACGCACGCATATTATTTAAAATGCACGCATAACGCACGCATGGCACGCATAGACAAGTTTTTCTCACGCATAGGATAAAATATAGCACGCACGCATAAAAATGTCTGTATTTGGAAAATATGCAATGCAGATGCTAAAATATAAAAATAAAAATCCGTACAAAAAAAACCGCCGGAAGTGATCCGGCGGTTAAATCAGTTTAAAAATTCTTGCGTCTATGTTTTCTGGATTATTTTTCAATATAATAGTCAACATAGCAGTATCTAGTACTGTCCGGATTGTTTCTCTTTACGGTGTAACCGGTTCCGAATCTTCCAGTGTAAGCTGATTTAATCCCATTGGTCTTAACTGATACATAGCCTCTTGTTAATGCTGTGTGATGGTATTCATATTTTTTCATTTTCGTTCCCTCCATTTTTCATCTATGTTGTTCTTTTGTTAATATTATAATACACCGAAAACGGTGTGATTGCAATATACAAATGCACCAAAAATAATGTATAATTAACAGATGATATTTGTGCATTATTTTTGGTGTAAATACGATTGAAATAAATTATAAAATAATGTATAATTACTTTATAAAGAAAGAGAGGTATTAATAAATGCTGGCTTATAAAATAAATGTATTAGAAACGCTGAAAGAAAGCGGATATACCACGTCACGGCTGAGAAAAGAGAAGCTTTTAGGAGAAAACGCAATCCAGACGCTAAGGCGTGGCGACATGGTCGGGATCATCGCATTAGAGAAGATATGTACACTTCTGGATATGCAGCCGGGAAACATTATTAAATATGTAGAAAATGAGAAAAAATAAAATACTTTAAAAATAATGTAAAAAGGTATTGACAGTACACCGGAAATGGTGTATTATAATATCAGAAACAAGGAAAAACACAACACACGGAGGAAAAGAAAATGGAAGAATCAAGAAACATTTACAGTTATTCAAAAACAGAAATTAACAAAATGAAACGTGAGGAGCTTTTACATCTTTTATACGAGAGAGATAAAAACTATTTTGAAAATGTAAACGGATCAGAAAAGAACTGGAGCAAAGAGAACACATTTGAAAAATATAAGGAGTTTTATAAAAACTTTACGGTTAAAGACTTAAGAGAAAGAGCTTAGAGGAGAATAAAAAATGACAAACGAAAAATTATTTGAATTATTAAAAAAGGAAACCAACATGACGGATCACGATATCCAGAAACATATCGAAGACGGGATCATGGTTTATGAGAACACCGAAGCCGGTTTTTCAGATTTTAGAAATGATGCACTTTCAGGCTTGAATGATGCAGAAGATATCCCTGAGATGTGGGATGAGCTGGACATCATCGGAGATTACAGAATGGATTTTTCATTGTAAAAAATGTACGGAAAAGGAGAAAAAAATGGAAGAATTAATAAAAAATGAATTAAGAAAAATAATCGGTGAACAGTACGACGGAAGTTTTTTTGAACCAATTACAGGAGTTTATAATAGGAATGGGGAAGCGTGGCAGCTTATTAAATTTGAACAGCCAGTGACCAAACACGATGGGAAAACTTACTGGGTTGTCCTTTTGCAGAAATGGAATTATGATCCGAATGACATAAAATGCGTGGATGACTCGGAGGATGTTTTTTTTAAGGCAGTAGAATTATTTAAAAAAAATCAAGAAATGAGGATAACAAAGATGGAAGAGAAAATATATAAAATATTAGAAGACTGGTTTGATAAAAAAGAGAAATTTCCGTTGCAGAAATTAACCGTTGAGGAAAATGGAGAAATTCAGCATTTTGAAAATGTTAGAATCATTGGAGATGCGGATTGCTGGGACGTAAATGAGTTTTATCAGTACATGGTTCATGACGATAAAGTTTATAAGGTTTATTTTGAAGTGATTCCAGATCAGGATATGGACATGATCGACTATGAGAAGTCTTATAAAATTGTCGATGTGACAGACGAGTTTGATTTAGAGGATTAAAAAAATGTCAGGGAAATGCGTGGTTTGCGGAAAAGAAAAAGGACGAAATAAATTATACTGCTCGGTAAAATGCCGAGCAGAAGCACAAAGAAACATGAGAAAATGTGTAATTTGCGGAAAAGAATTTTACTCTGCGCCATCGGGAACAGAAAGAACGTGCAGTAGAGAGTGTTCCGCGAAGCTTCGACATTTTTACGGAATGAGCGAGCAGAATAAAGAAGTTTTAAAAAAAGCACATGCCGGATATGAAGAATCTCCGAATACAGGCAGAAAAGACACAAATGCGAATGCGAAAAGCTGGGTAATCCAGTCGCCAGGAGGTGATGTTTACAGAATTAACAATTTAAAAAAATGGGCAATTGACAATGAGGATATCATAAGCCCAATTAAACCGGATCTTTTTTCTGGTGGAATAAGAGACATTAAAAGATATTTGCTCGGAAAGCATAAAAGTGGGAGTGCTCAGTATAAAGGATGGTACTTATTAGAATGGAGCGAAGAAAATAAGGCGCGAGAAGGATTTCCGGAGAGAAAAAAGAGAAAACCGAGAAAACAGAAAATGTCAGAAGAGGAGAGGCTGAAAAGAAAACGAGAAAGAGAAAAACGAAGAAACGAGAGAAAGCGGCTTGAAATATAGCCGCTTTTTTTATGCCTAAAAATGGAACAAAAACAATTAAAAAATATCTTATAATAAAATTATAAGTAAAATGATGGGAGGTGTGCGCCTTGGCAAATTTAAAAGGAAAAGTAAAAAAGCTTCAAACTGCAATTGTACAGCGTGGACTAATTATAAAAATAAATCAGAATCAATTCTACAGTGAAGACCAGAAGCGCATGATCACAATTTACAGAATTATTACACCAGTGTACACCTTTAAGAAAAATAGACAAGAATGGAAAACGGAAGATTATGAGATTCTCAAAACGGCATCTATACCGGAAGTAATATTCTGTTTGATTGATATTTATAAGGCGGTGAGCGGATGAAGGGAGAACTCACACCGAAATGGAAAGCTTTTGCAGATGAGTATATAAAGAATGGCGGAAATGGCACACAGGCATACATAAGCGCAGGCTATAGTGAGAATGGAGCAAATCGAAGTGCTCAAAAACTGCTGACAAAAACTGTCATAACAGAATATATAGCGGAAAAAATGGAGCAAATCGAGAAAGAACAGCACAGGGATATCATGTCGCTAGCAGAGATCCAGGAGCGAAGAAGTAAAATAGCAAAGGGTGAAGTCGTGGACGGTCTTGGATTCTCTCCAGATTTCTCCGATCAGCTTAAGGCAATGGACGGACTGGAGAAAGCTTTGACGATTGCAGAAAAGCATAAACTTGAAGCAGAAGAAAAAGAGAAGAGAGAAAAGGCAGCACTCTGGACGATCCCTATCACAGACATAACATCCGACTTTGTGGAAATTTACAGAACGGTGCATGAAGCTTTTACTGGAGAGATAGACATACACGAGATCATATCGAAGGGTGGGCGCGGCTCTATCAAGTCTAACTTCTGGGGAGACTTGGCATATGAGACCATTCGGCAGGATCCTCAGGCGCATATCGTATATACCAGACGATATAAGGTCGACTTGCGAGGATCAGTTTATAATCAGTTTATGAAGGTCGTGATCCGGTGTAATGATCTGGATAACTGGGACTTTAAGCAGTCTCCAATGTGTGCGGTGTATAAGCCGACCGGGCAGATGGTAATGTTTGTGGGAGCAGATAAGCCGATCAGCTTGAAATCGTTCAACGTTCCCTTCGGATATGTGAAGCTTTTAATCCATGAAGAGTGTGACGAGATGGCAGGCGTTGAGCAAATGGATAACATAGAGGATACATTTCTGCGAGCAGATACACCAGCACTTGACATAAAAATCTTCAATCCTCCAAAGTCAAAAAATAACTTTATGAATGAGTACACTGAAGAATGTAAAAATAAGCCACAGACACGGATCTGTCACAGCTATTATTATAATGTCCCGGTGAAATGGTTAGGAAAACGATTCTTCGAACGTGCGGAGTGGTTTAGGATTCATAAACCATTATATTATAAAAATAACTACTTAGGAGAAGTTACTGGAACAGGCGGCGGCATTTTTGACAATTTAGAAATCCGTAAAATATCGGATGAAGAGTTAATGACATTCGATTTAATAAACCACGGCTTAGACTTCGGATATACCCACCCACAGGTTTTCAGTCAGAATTATTATGATTATGAGACGGACACACTTTACATTTTCGGCGAGGTTTATTCTAAAAAGTGCAAAAACTCTACCTTTGCCAGAAAGATAAAGAAGTTTATGAATGTGGAGATCATTTGCGATTCTGCCAGACCGGACGGAATAGCAGAGATGCAGGACTGGGGTTTTAATGCGATTGGGGCAAAGAAAAGATGGGGAAGCGGAAAAGGCAGAGATTACTGCTGGGAGTGGTTGCAGCGATGTAATAAGATTGTCATTGATCCAGAGCGCTGCCCGAATACAGAAAAAGAGTTTACAAAGGCAGAGCATGAGCAGCTTCCAGATGGTTCATTTTCGGATGCATACCCGACTTTAGAAGAAGATACGATTATGGCAAACATTTATGCACTGAACAGGATTATCATGACTAGCCGAAGGAATGACGGTCTTTATGATGATGAGGAGGAAGAAGAAATTGAAGAATATGAAGACGATTAATGTGCTGGGAGCAGAATATAAGATTATTATTGAAGAATTTAAAAACAGTGATACGGATGGTTATTGCGATTATACAAGCAGAGAGATACATTTACGGTCAGATAATGTGAACGAAGTAGGAGATTTTGACTGCTTGAAAAGAAAACAACTTCGACATGAGATAATACATGCATTTCTTGCCGAAAGTGGTTTACAGTCGAATTTTCAACATTTTACAGAATTTGGACATGAAGAGACAATGGTTGACTGGATAGCAATTCAATGGCATAAAATAAATGAAGTTTTCAGACAGCTTAAAATTTGAGGGATGTAGAATGAATTTTTTTGAAAAAATAAGGGAGACTATCATGAAATTTTTTAGAACAGATGCAGAAAAAGAATTTAATGTCACGTTTATTACTTCTCCGGAGATTGAAAACTCACAGCAGAAATGGAACGACATCATTAATGGGAGTCCTTTTTGGGTGGATCCGAAAAATAAAGACATCAGGACAATAAATTTTGCAAAATTTCTCTGCCAGTACACAGCGAAGAAAGCGTGTATGGATTTGTCAGTGAGCATTACTGGATCAGAGAGAGCGGATTTTATTAATAAGTGCATACGGGCAATGGTCAACACTTCGATCAGAGATAAAGTTGAAGATATGATCGGAGTTGGTGGGATCATCTTAAAGCCGAACGGCTCAATGAACAAAGACAACATGATAGATTATATTATGCCGTGGGATTTCGCAATCACAGAAAAGACAAACAACGGAGATATTAGAGGATGCATCTTCATTAATCGAATTATAAAAGATAAAGTGTATTATTACCGGCTTGAATACCATCATTTCACGGCCTCAAAAAATAAAGAGGGCGAAGATGTGAACGTTTACGAGATCCAGAATAGAGCGTTCAAGTCAAACAGCAGTAACTCACTTGGAAAAAAGATAGAGCTGCATGACGTTCCAGAGTGGTCTTCTATTGAAGAAGTCGTTCATATTGCGAATATAGAAAAGCCACTTTTTGCTTATTTGAAAACTCCATTCAATAACACAATCGATTACTCGTCGCCAGAAGGTGTCTCGATTTTCTCGAATGCAATTATGGAGCTCAGAGATCTCGATATCGCATGGAGTAAAAAGGGAAATGAGGTTGAGGATTCACAGCACATTACTTTCATTAATGAGAATGCGCTGACAAAACAGGGAAAAGGTGGTACACGTGTCTCAACAGTGGAGCTTCCTCGGTTCGTTAAAGGATTGAAAATTGGGCTTGATTCTAAAAGTACGATTGATGAACATGTCCCGACAATGCTTACTTCTGACAGAATTACGGACATTAACAGCGTCCTTTCTATGATCTCGACAAAATGCGGATTTTCACAGGGGCAGTTTATCCTCGATAGAAAATCTGGAAGATTGACAGCAACACAGGTTGAAAGTGATGACAATGAAACGGTAGAGACGATTAACGATATTCGGAAATGCATAAAAACAGCGTTGAAAAATCTCATTTATGCAATTAACGTATTCTGTGACCTTTACGGAATACCTGCCGGCTATGTGGATGCACTGGATGATGATGTACCGGACGAAGATATATTTTATTTTAAAGATTTGCTTGCAAGCTTCGAACAGGACAGATCAAGAGCATATAATTTAATGATTCAAGGTATTTATTCTAAGCGTAAATACCTTAAAGAATATGAGGGATTTAATGATGATGAAGTAGATGAAATGTTTGCAGAGAGAGCGCAGGAAGATGCGGAAAGGAACAGCGGTGGTCTATTTGGAGAGGAGTAAAATAATTCAAGGGATACCGAAACTTTCTATAAATGGTATTTTAAAAGGTGGATATATTATCCCGGAACCTGAACCGCCGGAGATGGTTCCGGTAAAGTTGCAGAAAAAGACTGTGATAGAGACGATTAAGTTTTATTTAGAGAAGTGATAGAGAGGGATGCGTTAATATAAAATATAATAAAGTCATTGGAAGCTTTAATATTAAGCTTGACACTAAAAGAATAGATGAAAATTTGAGAAATGCGCAGAATGTTCTTGATGAACAGGTTGTAAATGACATGAGAAAATACACACCTATGCAGCAGGGCGATTTGAGAAACAAGACGCAGATAAAAGAACCCGGATTAATTACAGTCGATACACCGTATGCGCATTATCAGTATGTAGGGGAACTTTATTTGACTGAGGACGGTAGATCATGGGCAAACCGTGGAGAAAAGAAGTATCCGACAGGAACAGAATTAAAATATCACACACCTGGAACGGGAAAAAGATGGTTTGAAACTGCAAAAGAAAATCACGGTAAGCAGTGGATTGATCTTGTTAAAAGAGAGGTTGGAAAAGGATAATGCTTAGACCGGATTATTTTTACGGAAAAACTGATAAACTGGTTGAGATGTATCAGGATCTTGAAAATTGGATTATATCAGACATTGTAACACGATTGATAAAATCCGGTGAATTGTCAGGAACTGCCGACCGAGAATTGTGGAAACTCCAACAGATGGGACTGCATAACACAGAGATTGTAAAAAGAATATCTGAAATGTCTGGAAAATCAAGAAATGAGGTTCGAAGATTATTAAGGGATAGTGTAATGACATCATTCTCAGATGATAAGGAAGTCTTGACGCAGATATCAGCATCAGATATTATATCTCCGCTAAAAAATAATATGGCAATTCTGGCAATGAATGCAGAGTTAATAAAAACATTCGGAGAACTTGATAATTTGACAAAAACAACCATTAACCAGACACAGAAAGACTTGCTCAATATGCTGAATGAGGTTGATTATAGAGTTGCATCTGGAATGCAGTCTTACAGCAGTGCAGTCTGTGAAATTCTGGATAGATATGCAGAATCTGGTGTTATGGTAGAATACCCTACCGGAACGAAGCGTTCTCTTGAAGCGGCAGTGAGATGTTGCATCGTCACATCTATGAATCAGACCGCGGCACAAGTGACGAACGTTTATATTGCGCAAAATAAAATAGAGTATGTTCTAGTATCAGCGCATCCGGGTGCCAGATATGATAAAAAGGATCCAACAGGGATTCCATCTCACGATCATTGGCAAGGCAAGGCATATAAAATAATCGGGAGCGAACCAGGATTTCCGAATCTTCTTGAAAGTACAGGTTATACAATAGACTCTGAAACCGGAAAAGGAACTGTTGTAAATCTCTTAGGACTTCACGGATATAATTGCAGACATTCACATGGTCCGTGGCGAAAAGGAATGGTAAATAAGTACCTTGATGAAAACGGAAATGTGAATATAAATGCAGATGAAAGTCAAAAACTTTATGATTTGCAGCAGAAGCAGAGATTTCTTGAAAGAGAAATTCGTAAAACAAAGCGTGAAATTATGGCAAAGAAACAGGAACTTGATATGATTGCCGAAACAGATGTAAAAGAGATTTTGCAACCTCAATATGATAAACTGGCATATAAACTGCGAATGCAGAATAAAAGGCTTCAATCATTCTGTAAGAATAATGATCTTCAATTGCAAGGCGATAGAACGAAGGTTTCTGGATTTAGTAAAAAACAGTCTGCGATTGCAAATGGACGAGCAACGGCTTATAAAAATAAAATCGAAAAAAATGGTACAACGAAAGTGGAATAATATGTTATTATAATAACGTGTTAACCATACATACTTGGTTATCCACCTTTCTTTAATTAATGCAGTGGAACTCAAGCGAGATAACAACTCACCGTCATAGCCGGAAACTCCCCCAAATGAGGTAAAGCAAATGAAAAACATTGTTACGTGCTTTACCAAAGAAGAAAAAGAGCATATAAAAGAATTGTGTGATTTCACACCGACAGAAGAAACGCTCTTTGATTTACGGAAGAAAGAAAAGTCGCTAGAAGAATGTGCAGAAATTATGCATGTTTCAACGAAGACAGCAGGACGTATCAACGTAAAAATGCAACATAAAATTCTTAAGGTAACTGGACAACATTTCACATAATTTTCTCCTCATTAAAGGCATCCGTTAAGGGTGTCTTTTTTGTGTCCTTTTAATGGGGTTTTACTGGGGTGGTTCAATTGTGTTGTTAATAATAAAATGAAGATAGAAAGAGAGGTTTATTATGTACGAGTATCAGAGATATAACCAGTATTCTTATCCTCAATATCAACAGCCACAGCAGATTCAACAGCAATTCCCACAACAGATCATTCCGCAACAAGCTGGACTTTGTGGAAGAATGGTTAATTCTGTTGAGGAAGTCACAGCGAATGACGTTCCTATGAATGCACCATTTGCCATTTTCCCGAAAGCAGATGGATCAGAAGTTTATATAAAATCGTGGAGTGCTAATGGGCTTATTCAGACAGTGACATATAAACCGCAGTTAGACGGAAAGCAGAACGAATTACCGAAAGAAGACACGGCAACATTGTTTGCCCCGATAATGGAGCGATTAGACCAGATAGAAGCTAAAATAACTCAGTCCCAGAGGACTACCAGAGCAAAGAAAGAGAGCGATTCTGAATGAATTTAATGCAGATGATCCAGTGCGGTGGAAACCCTAAGATGATATTAAGTCAAATGATGAGCAACTCTCAATTTTCAAATAATCCGATCATGAAAAATACATTCGACATGATGAACCGTGGAGACAGTAAAGGGCTGGAACAGCTTGCCAGAAATTTGTGCAAAGAAAAAGGTCTTAACCCGGAAGAAATCATGAGCCAGTTTAAACATTGATACTATTCTTGCAAGATTATGTATAAATAAATTTTATTAGGAGGAACACATATGTTTAATTCATCTCCAAGTTTAGCGGACATTGCCGCCGTTACTGGTGGAAACCGTAATGATGGTGCATGGGGCGATGGTGGTTGGTGGGTTCTCATTATCCTCTTTGCCTTATTCGGTGGATGGGGCGGTTATGGATTCGGTGGTAATGGTGGTGGCGGTTATACCGCAACTGCGGCTACACAGGCTGATATCCAGAGAGGATTTGACAATTCAGCAGTCATAAGTAAACTTGATGGCATTACAAATGGTCTTTGTGATGGCTTTTATGCAGTAAACAACGGAATGCTGACAGGTTTTAACACCATTCAGCAGGCAATTAATGCGGACACAGTAGCAGGAATGCAGAATGCAAATGCTATTCAGTCTCAGCTTGCAAATTGTTGCTGCGAAACTCGTGAAGCTATCCAGGGTGTAAACTTCAACATGGCGCAGAACACTTGCGCATTACAGAACACAATGAACAACAACACGAGAGATATTATCGACAGCCAGAATGCCGGAACAAGAGCGATACTTGACTACTTATGCCAGGATAAGATCGCAACGTTGCAGGCAGAAAATAATGATTTGAGACTTGCAGCATCACAGGATAGACAGAACGCACTTCTGACTACCGCTATGACAGCACAGACAAATCATATTATCAACGCTGTTAATCCATCACCAATCCCAGCATACCAGGTGCCAAACCCGAACACATACATTCCGTATGGATGCGGTTGTAACAATGGATGCGGATGTTAATTACAACTGAATAATTAAAGTATCTTAATCGACAAGATTATGTCTGCATAGCAGTATTACTTAAACACAAAGGGCAGACTTCAATGTTTGCCCTTATATTTTTGAAAGAGAGGAAAATATTATGTCAGAATTTACAGCCAATGCTTTACAGACTGTCCTGCAAGGAGAAGATGTCGCATTTACTGAGACACCGGTTTGCGGAACAAAATGTATCGTTCACAGACAGGGAAGCGGAGTAGTTAAATTAAGAGGAATCACAAACCAGTGCAAAGCCAGATTTCTTGTATCTTATAGTGGAAATATCCAGATTCCAACCGGTGGAACGGTGGAAGCTATTTCTCTTGCAATCGCAATTGACGGAGAACCTTTACAGTCTACAAGAATGATCGTGACACCTGCGGCAGTAGAAAACATGTTCAATGTATCTGCACAGGTTTATGTAGATGTTCCTTGTGGATGTTGCAGCACAATAGCGGTTCAGAATACATCTGGACAGACTATCGAGGTACAGAACAGTAATTTAATCGTAGTAAGGGAGGCTTAGTATATGCATATTGAAAGAATTCATAAAATGCTTGAATGCCTTGCTGAAAAATCCTTATGTGAGATTGAAAAAGGGATTGAGAATGTCAACACAGAAGAAATGGGAGAAGTGATCGACATGATAAAGGATCTGTCAGAAGCAGAGTATTATGCCACAATTACTAAGGCAATGAACGAAGCGGACGAAGCAGATATCATGGAGAAGCTTTTAGAGTATGGGGATGACCGAAGATATTATGATCAGTATCGTTATGCTAATGGAAGATTTGCACCGAAAGGCAGAGGAAAACGAAGAGGATATGATGAGCCACCATATTATCACATGTACCCGGATGATTACGAAGATGCAGAGCACATGAGAGACATGGATAAGAAAGACCTGAAAAGGATGTATACAGATACCGGAATGATGGGAGATAGATCATATCCGAGGGATTCCAGAGAGGGAAAAGCCGGTATTTCCAGACGTACTTATATGGAGACCAGAGAAAACCATCATGGAAATTCAGAGGAAGATAAAAAAGAGCGTGCAAAAGCAAGAAAAGATTACTTGCGAGATATGCAGATGGATATTACTGAAATGACATCAGATGCAGCACCGGAAGAAAAGCAGATGTGGAGAAATGAATTACAGATGATGTTACAGAAAATCTAAGAGGTGAGCGCAGTGTTTAAAATCAATGATGTTGAATGGAATATTTTATATGTAAATCCTAATAGTGAATGCTTGATGCGTTCAGATGGAACAATTACACTTGGTGTTACAGATTGGAACACACGAAAGGTTTATTTGTCAAATTCATTAAGCGGAAGTCTGTTAGAGCGAGTTCTATCTCATGAGTTGGTACACTGCGCTTCATTTTCATATGACTGCCACATTCCAATAAATGTAGAGGAAATCGTAGCGGATTTTCTGTCTCTTTATGGAAAAGAAGTCGTTGGCATAGCAGATGATATTTTGAATGGGGTAATTGAAAATGGATGTTATAAAGCAGTATGAGGACTATATAGGGCTTAAAAAAGAATACATTAAAAATCCTACATTGGAAAATAAAAATGCAATGATAGCCAAATTGGAAGAGTACGGAAAGTATATATACGACCAGTGCAACAGATTAAAAAAGGATTGCATTGTGGAAGAAGAAAAAGAAGTACTTAGAAGGTATTTCGGTGGGAAATAGCAAAAAGGGGTGGAGCAATCTGCCCTTTTTAAAATGGTACAAAAAGTTGTTTAAAATAGGTTAAAATATATATTGAAAAGAATATTAAAAGTACCGGACAGAAAAAGGGATTCTGTTCGCTAACCTAGAATAATTATAGGATGATGCATGGCACGTCCTATTTTGGGCGTGCTTTTTTATTTTTGGGAATTAATTCAGTGGAAGAAGACACGGCTTATATCCGGGTTGTCGAGGGTTCGATTCCTTCATTCCCAATTGCCAGCTATGGAGTAAATAGCAACTCAATCGTGCCGGACTGACCGGAGTAACAACTTGGAAAGAAAGAGGTAGAAACATGGTAAACGTAGCAAACGAATTAAAGAAACTCGGAATTGAAGTTTCAGACGAACAGAAAGAGTCTCTTAAAAAGAGTATGGGTGAAGAGCTGTATTCCAAAGAAGAAATGGAAGACAAAGTTAAAAAAGCTTCATCAGAATCCGAACAGTGGAAAACCAGGGCAGAATCAGCAGAGAGAATGCTTGAAGGGTTGGATGGAAAAAGTCCGGAAGACATTTTAAGAGAGCGTGATGACTGGAAAAGACAGGCAGAGGATTCCAAAAAAGATTACGAAGCCAAAATCGCAGAGCATGAGAAGAATGAACTTTTGAAAGAAGCATTTGCGGAAATCGAGTTTACTTCTGAATCTGCAAAGAAAGCCATTATGGAAGACATTTCCAAAGGCGTAAGCGTGAGAAATGGAAAGCTGATAGGGTTCAGTGATCTTATTGAGGAAGCTAAAAAGACAGATGCAAATGCATTTGTAAATAAGCAGAATCCGCCGGCGCATTTTACAAAACCGAATGAAAATGATCCCGGTGGTGATAAGCATGCAACAAGAGAGAGCATTTTATCTATCAAAGATAGATCAGAACGTCAGAAAGCAATTGCCGAAAACATTTCTTTATTCCAACAGTAAAGGAGTTTTATATGAACAAAAACAGATTAACGATGAACACAAATTTGCAGTTCTTTGCAGCAAACGAAGGACTGATTACAACAGGAGACATTGATGTAAAGGCAAGGGAAATTGATTTTGTTACATCTTTTGAAAGAAACTGGGAAGCTTTAAGAGAAATTCTCGGAATTTCAAGAGCAATTAGAAAACAGCCCGGAACTATTCTTAAAAGCAAATATGCAGAAGGAACGTTAGAGAGTGGGACTGTAGCAGAAGGCGATGTGATTCCAAGAACACATTATGCGGTAAAAGAGAAACCTTATTCTGAGATTACTCTTGAAAAATATGCAAAAGAAGTTTCTGTCGAAGCAATCAAGGATCATGGATATGAAGTAGCTTGTGAAATGACAGACGAAGAGTTCCAGACAGACCTGCAGGATGGAATTACAACAAAATTCTACAACTATCTGAAAACTGGTACACTTACAAACACTACAAAAACATTTCAGATGGCTGTAGCTAAAGCTATTGGATCTGTCAAGAATAAGTTTAAGTCAATGCACAAAACTGCTACAGGAGTTGCAGTGTTTGCAAATATCATGGATTTCTATGATTATCTTGGAGATTCAAACATTACTTTGCAGACAGCCTTCGGACTTACCTATATTAAGGGATTCCTCGGAGCAGACATTATGTTCCTTTGCTCTGACAACGAAATCCCAGCAGGAAAAATTCTGGCAACACCTGTAAACAACATCGTTGCTTATTATGTAGATCCATCTGACGGAGATTTTGAGAAAGCCGGTCTTTCTTACACTGTCAGCGGAGAAACAAATCTTATCGGATTTAAGGTAAAAGGCGATTACGATCGTGCAACCAGCGTAACTTATGCACTGTTAGGATTTGTACTTTTTGCAGAGTACATTGATGCAGTAGCTAACGTTTCGATCACACCGGGGGAATAGTTCCCACTACACAGGCGGTAAATGCTAGTGGGGAACTCACGGAAGAATACTTAAACTCTCTTACAGTTGCAGAAATTAAGGCACTGGCAGAGAGTAAAGGGTATTCACTGACCGCAACAAAGAAAGCTGATATTATCAGCGAAATCTTATCACAGCAATAAGGAGTGTGGAGCAATGTCATATGTAGATTTTGAATATTACCAAACGAAATATGGTGGGAGTTTGTTTGAAAGCGAAAAAGACTTTGCTCCATATGAAAGAAAAGCAGAAAGAAGAATCAATGCGATCACATCAAACAGGATTGTGTTTTATCCTAAGCCAGAATCGGAAGATGCATGGTGGGATAATATCAAAGATTGCACCTGCGAAATAGCCGAATTGCTAAAGAATGTATCTGAGTACTCCGCGGCAGTTAATAACTTTGGTGTTATTGCAAATGCGGACGGAACTGTAAAAGGGAAAATGATTAAGAGCATGACTTCTGGAAGTGAATCAGTATCTTATGATGCCGGAGCATCTTCTTCTACATTTGTAGAGCTTGCAAAATCAGAAATAGCACTTAATAGAAAGTGCTACGATATTGCATCAAATTACCTAACAGGAATGGTTGATTCAAGGAATGAAAACCTTTTGTACATGGGAGTTTAGCTTATGGGAATCGGATATAAAGATGCCGTGGTTTTATATAACAGGCATTACAACGACACTTTAGAAACTGAATATTATTTCGGTACTCTATTTGAAAATGTAAGAATTGAGCTTACACAGGCAGAGAACATAAGTAAGTCTGGAATGAAAGATGCAGATAGTTTTCTTGTAAAAATCCCGAATGATGGCACATTGAATTATGCTAATCCACCAGACTGGGAGAACATGAGCGAAGAAGAAAAGCTAAAGCATTTCACTTTAAGAAGTAATGATTTTGACTTCGTAGTGATTGCAAAGAAAGATGAACTTCTCATTGATAGGGAACTTCCGGTTGGATTAATTAATTCAGACGATTATCCGGGTAAATTCTTCCAGTACATGGTAAATGAAAAAGGGAATTGCTACAAAGTGAATACTATCAGTGTTTACAGCCTTATACCAAGGTTTGAGATTGGAGGTAAATGATTTGGATGAAAAGCCAAAAATAATGCTTGTATCAGATGCAGAAACGGCGCAAAGAGCTATTCTTGATATGATAAATAGTTATCCAGATTTTCCGCCCGGTTTCAAACCATCAAATTCAACAATCTTATGGAACAGCATAAAAGATACTCAGTCTATTGGAGTTTTTCCGGCGCAGGATCCTGTTTATTTAAAAAAATATGTCAGCGGTTCTTATGTCGGACAAATGACGTTCCAGATCGTATACAAAAGCAATCCAACAACAAATAAGGATAATATTGCAGCAAGCAATCTGCTTGAAAATATTGCAAAGTTCCTTGAGAGTGGAGAATTTACATTAAAAGATAAAAATTTTGTTGCAGAACAAATCAACCGCACATCAGATGTATTTTGCGGTACAGCAGATGGGAAAACAACAGAATTAGCAATTAATATGCAGCTTAAATATTTTTATAAAAAATAGGAGGAATACTCATGGCAAAAGACAGAACTAACATGGTCTCACTTTTGGATATTGGAAGCCTTATGGGTGGAAAAAGTGAAAAGCTTGCTGAAATGGGTGACGGTTTCACAGAGCTTACAGAAGACTGGGGACCTAACACAGAAAGCACACAGTATGTAAACATGAAAAATGCAAGCAACTCTGTAAAAGGATATGCATTTTCAATGTCTCCGGAAAGAGAGCATCTGTCAGATGAAATGCAGACAGCGTTTAATGACATTTTCAAAAAGCTTCCAACAGGAGATCAGTGTGAGACATATTATTATCGCTTCTTTAAAGCTGATATTACAAGCGGATCGGGAGATTGTATTCGTATCCCGGTAACTGTATGTGCATCAAGCACTGGTGGATCAGGTGGTGATATCTTAAAGTCTACAATCCAGATTAATGGAAATGGAGATGTAGAACAGGGAACAATCACTATTGCTGGTGATGGATCGTTCACATGGGCACCTAAAGTAAGTGTTTTGGCTTTGGATGAAGATTACCCAGTTTCATAGGTGTTAATTAAAAATTAGCATATGTGGGATGCCTACATTTCCTTGGTGTCCCACATTAGGAAAGGATGTTAAAAATGGAAGAAATTAAATTAAGCAGTGGCATAAAAAAAATTGCAATAAAAGACGAAGACGGAGATCTTATTACAGTTATAACAGTAGATACAGCGAATGCAGACACAGCTAAGAAATTTGCCGGTGTTATTGATAAATTAAATAATATATCTGAGAACTGTGAAAAAGAATCCGCCGAATGGAGAAATAACCACAAAGACGATATGAATGTGGATGATATTAATGTGGATGCAGCATTAGAACTGAACAGCATTCGTGTCAAATATCTTAAGCAGATTACGGAAAGTATAGATGGGTTGTTTGGCGAAGATGCCATGAAACAGATTTACGGAGATATTGTCCCGGATGAACTTGCAATCGTGGAGTTTGTAGAGCAGGTTATCCCTGTTATGAATAAGCTTTTCAATAAACGTTTTGAACAGGTGCAGAACAGATACAATGTAAGAAGACGTGGGGCAAAATAATGAACAATGTCATGCTTGACAATTTGCCTACTGAATGGAACGGATACAAAGTAAATACCGATTTCCGCATAGGTATGCAGATTTATATTTTGCAATATGACAAAGAAATGAATGAGTACGAGAAAACAACTTCTATTCTTTATCTTATGTTCTCTGATGAATACGGAGAACTTAGAGACCATCCACAGCACAATGAGTTAAATGAATGTATTTCCTGGTATTTAAACGGATGGTATCACGACAATACCGGCAGTAGTAAAAATACAAAGCGTTTTATTGACTATGATGTAGATCAATGGAGAATATACGCAGATTTCTTGCAGATATACGGAATTGATTTGTCCGTGGCAGATATGCACTGGTGGAAATTTAATGGCTTGATCTGGAATATGCCAAGAAGATTATCTTCTCTCATGGAGGTAATTGAGATCCGACAGAAGAAGATTGAAAAGAACATGAGTTCCAAGGAAAAAGATGCAATCAGAAACGCACAGAATAGATATGATTTGGAACAGCCAGAAAAAGAGTATACCAGCGAAGAAAAAGAAAAGATAGACGATTATGATCGCATGATGGAAGAAATAAGAAAGCAGAAAGAAACAGAACAGGAAGTATTGAAACAGTTTAAGAAATGAGGACTTTAGCATGGCTGAATATGATGGCGAAATCAGAATAAAAACGTTGATTGAAAATGGAGAAGCATCAAGTAAGCTCATGCAGATGGAATCACAGTTTCAGAAGCTTGCAAGAGAATCTGATAAGTTTTCCAAGACACTGAAAGATCTGGCAAGTCAGAAGATTCCAACAGAGGAATATAAGGCTGTGCAGATGCAGATAGAAAAAGATACTGCTTCTCTTGATAAACTTCTTGCCAGAATGGATAAATTCTTAGAAACAGGTGGAAGCAGTAAAAGCACAACCTTTAAAAGAATGCAATACGAAGTTGAGGAATTAACAAACTCAATTAAATATGCAAAAGGTGAGCTTGCTGCAATGGAATCTTCCGGTACTGCTTTTATAGATCCTACAACTACAGAGGAATATAGCAAAGTATCTGAAAAGCTTCTTGATGTACAGAGCAAACAAGAAGTTCTTAATCAGAAGATGAGAGAAACAGTTGTCAATGAGAAATCTATTGGTGCTGGTGCGAAAGACATTGAAAAAGTAGGAAAATCAGCAAAAAAATCCTCTGGCTTAATATCTGACATGGCGAAACGAATAAAGCAGACAGTAGTTAGTTTTGCAATATTCGGTGCGGTTATGAAAGTATCTCAGACCATATCAAAGGCATTTACAGAAGGTATACAGAACATGGCGAAGTATTCTTCTGAATTTAATGGAAAAATGTCTGAAATGGCAAGTGCTTCGGCTACATTAAAAAATTCTATTGGAGCATTGACAGCGCCTATCATATCTGCATTGACACCAGCAATCGTAACCTTATGCACATGGCTTACAAATGCCATTAATGCTATGAATAGATTTATTGCGGCTATAAGCGGAAAAAGCACTTGGACAAAGGCAAAGAAGCAGCAGGTAGACTATGCGGCATCTCTTGATAAAACAGCCGGTTCTGCCAAAAAAGCAGCTGGAGCATTGGCGGCTTTTGATGATTTGAATGTATTACAGAAAAATGATTCTGGAAGCGGTAGTGGTGGTACTGGTAGTGGCGGATCTGATTTATATGAAGAAGTTCCTACTGGAAAAGAATTATCAGATAAAATCCAGCCATTTATAGATTATTTAAAAAAATTAAAAGTTTCTATTAAAAATGGATGGGATGAAACCTGGAGCAATTTAGATGTTTCTTTACAATTTGATAATATTAAATCCAGTATAGAAAGCATAAAGAATTCATTTTTAAATATTTTTTCAGATAGTGAAGTTTCTGCATCTGTTGATAATTTTGCTATGACTTTTTCAAGGTCACTTGGAAGCATTTCGGCATCTGTAGTAAGCATAGGTGCTACCATAGCAGAAAATCTTCTTGGTGGGATATCTATTTATCTTGAAAGTAATTCTGAAAATATAAAAAATTATATTATCGACATGTTTGATATAGCATCTGATATTTCAGTGTTGGCATCACAGGGGGCAGATGCATTCGCAAATGTATTTTCTGTATTTGGGGATGAAAATGGACAGCAGATCACAGCAAACCTGATTCAGATTTTTTCGGATGCGTTCATGATGGTTACGGAGAATGCAGCAAAATTTGGAAAAGATATTATCGATTGCATCGTGACACCTTTTGTAGAAAATCAGGATGCTTTAAAAGATGCTTTGGATGGACTTCTTGGTGTGATTGCGGATTTGACAACGACTATATCAGACGGCGTGCAGCATGTGACCGATAAAATTACAGAATTGTACGATGAACATATTCATCCGTTTATCGAAAATGTAAAAAATGGAATGTCAGAATTAATAGAAAAATTTCTTGAATTCTGGAACACTTATGTGCAGCCTATTTTACAGAATCTGGCGTTAATGTTTGAGGATACCTATGAAAATCATTTAAAGCCTGTGTTTGATAATATTTTCGAAATAATGGGAATCGTGATAGACATACTGAACGATTTATGGACAAATATTTTACAGCCGATTATTGCATGGATTATTGAAAATGTGCTTCCGGTAATTCTGCCGATTATTAAAACCCTGAGCCAGAATATAAAAGACAGCGTCGATTTTATTTTAGATCTGATCAATTTTTTGCTGGCAGGGGTAAAACTTGTATTCGCCGCAATTCATGCATTACTTACGAAAGACACAGACAAAGCATTACGCCAGACAGAAAAATCGGTAAAAGATTTTGTGAACAGTGTTATCCAGATGTTTGAAAATATGGTAAACCGTGTTATTAATGGTATCAATTCATTAATTTCTGGCTTTAACAGCATTGGATTTGATTTACCTGATTTTTTGGGTGGCGGATCATGGCATCCAAGTATTCCGACAATTCCTACTGTAAATCTGCCTCGTCTTGCCAACGGTGGCGTAACAACCGGAAGGACACTTGCAGAAATCGGAGAAGCCGGAAGAGAAGCTATCCTGCCACTTGAAAATAACACCGGCTGGATGGACGACCTTGCATCGAAGCTTGCAAGCAAAATGCCGGACTATAGCGGTGCAAAGACAGTAGTACTGGCGGTGGATGGTAAAGAGTTCGCAAGAATCAATCTACCATATTTGCAGGATGAAGAAATAAGACTTGGGATAGCGGAGGGATAAGATGAAATATAAGTACACGCAAGGACTTATCATTGATGGAATTACATATAATATCCCTTTGGTGTCTATCCAGAGGACACTGGACTTTCTGGAAAAGTATGCAGAGAGGACAGAGGACGGCGACATGAAAAACGAGACCATCGGACTTTATAAGAATTATACGATCTCAATTGGAACGATCGATGATGCAGAAATGTATGACAGGCTGATAGATCATATCACGGATTGCGATAACAGATTCCATCATGTATTACTACCGGATGCTAGTAAGCAATTTGATTTTTATGGGTATTTTTCCTCTATTAAAGATGAAGTAGAAAAGGTACTGGACAGCGGAGCGCAGTATAAAGGATTGTCTTGGAAAATGACGAGCAAGAAACCATCAAGGACACCGTAAGGGGGCATTTATGAGAACATATTGCAGGGCAGAAATGAAATTTATAGATGTTACCGCACTTGCGGATGCCGCGGTCACGACAGATGATAACCAGAGCATAGGTTCAGTTGAGTTATTTGCAGACCAGACAGAACAGAAAAGTTATGGAACTTTTGAACTGAACCAATTTGTGCTAGATGGAAGTAAAAGCGTATTGACGGAAAATCCGAAAGACATTGCATTTTGGAATGATGCGTTATCGAAGGAAGATTGTACTTTTGAAACAAATCCTAAGATCACCGTTACGTTCCAAGAGCAGCATACATCCGCAGCAATCACACTTTATTTTGAAGATGAGCCACCAGCAGAGCTGAAAATCACATGGTATACAATCGCCGGTACAAAATTAATCACAGAGACATTTTACCCGGACAGCCTTATTTATGTTTGTAATACACAGGTGCAGAATTACGGAAAAATTGAGATTGAATTTGTAAGGACAACTTTTCCACAGAGATATATTAAGCTTCAGTATATTTTATATGGAAAATATATTGTGTGGGATAAGGATATGATCCAGACAGCCAAGGTGCAGGAGGACATTGATGTGACCTCTGCATCCTTGTCTATCAACGAAGCGGATATTTCAATTGTTGATATTAATGATGATTTTGACGCAGAAAACGAAAATGGAGCATGGAAGAGTGTACAGAAAACGCAGGAAGTCACATTGTCAGAGTTTAAGAACGGAAACATGATTCCTATGGGAGCATTCTTCATCAACGACTTTTCTTTTTCAAAGAATATTGCAAAATTTAAGCTGGTTGATGTAGTTGGTTTATTAGATAAGTATACATTTTATGAAGGACAGATATATAACAATGTCCGCGCAGAAGTGATACTGAATGCGATATTTGCCACTGCCGGTATCAAAAAATATACGATTGATGAAGAAGTCGGCAACATACTTTTAAGTGGCTATTTAGCCATCCAGACGTGCCGCAAGGCATTGCAACAGGTATGCTTTGCGTGTGGTGCGGTTGCGGATGACAGCCGGAGCGATAAAATCAAGGTTTATAAGCCAGACAGATATGTGAAATCCACTGTCGGGACGGATCGCAAATTTAATGGAAATACGAAAGTATCTCTTGAAAAATATATCTCTGGTGTGAATATTGAGATGAAAAACTATGCATTGGAAGAAAAAACCTCAGACATTTATAAGAAAACATTGCCGGCCGGAGATACCAAGATTACATTTTCAAGTCCATATCTTCCATCGTCCATCACGGCAAGTGTCGGAACGCTGAAAGAAGTAAAAACAAATTATCTCATCATTAATATGACGGCTGCCGGACAGTGCCATATTACAGGTATTAAATATGCAAACACGACTTTTTCTTATGAGAAACGTGTGGATAAAATTGAAGCCGGGGAAACAGAAAATATAAAGAAGTACAGTGGATGTACCATTTATAATGCTGATATATTACCCGATATCGCCGCATATCTTTTGGATTATCATGCCTTGAGAAAAAAAGTGGGGATGAAGTACCTGGTTGACTTAGAGCAGGTAGGAAATTGGGCAAATATAAATTCCATTGGTGGCAAGACATCGACAACATTGATTGAGAGTCAGACGCTTGATTTGACAGGTGGATTTATCGCAACGGCAACGTGCAGGGGATATTCAGTAGTTGTTACGGAAAATTACTTCGCCGGAACTGAATTATATACGGGAGGAGATGTGATTATCTAATGGAAATGAGACCAATTATATACAGTGCAAAATTATCCAGTCAGAAAGTCACAACAAAAACCAAAGTAACAATAACGGTTGTGGCAGATGATGTAGAGACATATTACACAGAAACAAAATATACCAGATCCAGCAATCATGAACTTATAGCTGGACAGGAGATAGGAGTTATTTAATGGCAATTGTAAAAGTAAGGGTACAGGTTGATGGAGTGTGGACGAATCTTACTTTAAGTAATGGAAAATGGGTTGGAACAATTACAGCCCCTGCAACCACATCATACAATCTGTCCAATAAGTATTATCCGATTAAAATTGAGATTACCAATGATGCGGGAACTGTAGTGGCGAAAGATGCTACAGATGCCACTCTGGGAGAAGCATTGAGACTGGTTGTAAAAGAAACGATGAAGCCTGCGATCACACTAGTATCTCCATCAAAAGGTGCATATGTGACAAACAATAAACAGCCGATCACATTTAAAGTCGTGGATGAAGCCGGTGGATCAGGAGTTAAGCTGTCATCTGTAAAAATTAAAGTAGACAGCACTACATACACAACTTCAAGCACAGGAATGGTAAGTAAAGGGATTACAAATGGTTATCAGTTTACATTTACGCCACAGACGGCACTTAAGGATGGAAACCACACTATCACGATCAATGCGTCAGATAATGACGGAAATGCGGCGACTACCGTTTCATCAACATTTACAATTGACACAGTGCCGCCGACATTGACAATTTCTTCTCCACAGACAGGGCTAATCACAAATAAATCTGCGCTTACAGTAACCGGTAAAACGAATGATGCAACTTCAAGTCCGATAACATTGACTATGACATTAAACGGCACGAGCCTAGGATCAGTAGCGGTAGAAACTGATGGAAGCTTTTCAAAAGCGGTTACTCTTGCAGAGGGAACGAACAGTATTGTGGTTACGGCTAAAGACGGAGCCGGACAGACTACCAGCATTACATTGAGCGTCAAGCTTGATACTACGGTGCCTGTGTTAAAAGGCATTACACTTACACCAAATCCGGTAAGCACAAGTGCAAGTGTAGCAATCACGGTTGAGGTCAGCTGATGGCTTCTGGAACGATCAGTTTTGAACTGTCAACAGACATCACTTATGTTGCCGGGACTGTAAATGGTGTTAAGACAGTTTTTATCCAGGATGAAGCATATCCTGTGAAGTGGCGTGCAACGGTAGATGTGGCAGAGGACAGCTTATACCATATATATCTTGAAATGTATGATGAAGCAGGTAATAAGAGTACCTACGAGAATACGATTGAGTACATTCTGCCGTGGTTCATCTACGACAGGACACAAGAGGATGTAGACCGGGTGATTGAACTTCGCAACATTGGCTGGGAGAGGATGACAGACAGTGAAAAAACGGAATGGCAGCGGGGGATGAAAGGCGCATTCAACTTATCAGATGTCAGGCGGAATGAAAACAACTGCTATGTCATTGCACAATTGCTGAACATTTCTCTGGTCACTTGTAAGGATAATCTCCCCACATATCCGAATAAAACATATTTTGACAGTCTTTTAAAGAACGTCACAGCACTGAGGAATGCCGGTTATCGGTATGTAGAGACACCGGAAGTTCCGCAGCATCCGATTAACACATACCAGAAAATTAATGATATTGAGAGAATATTACATGACATTTATGAAGTTTATAATTCAAACTTTGTCCATTACGCAGGCGAAGAAATCTATGCCGGACAGAGCATTGGATTACTTTTATAAGAAAGAGAGGATTTTATCATGGCATTTAGTTTAAAAACATGGGTGAATCGTATTTCCGAGTACCCGAACAGAAGAAAATTAACACATGAGGACGGCAGCACGGAACTTGTGACCGTAGCGAGAGCAGAGGGGCAGATCTCAGCAGAAGGAAATGCCTTTTCTGCGGAAGAGATGAATGATCTGGAGAACAGGATCAAGGGTGGATTTGATGAGGTAAACCAGAGTTTACGTGAGTTAAACGAAGGAATGATATATAATGATGTACGAACTGGAGTTGTTACCGTGCTTCCAAATAGCGATATTTCAATAAGTGATAATACACCAATAAATTTTAAGGATTATGTACCGCTTGCTACTACAATTATTGCAACTTACGGAAGTTCAGACGCACATTCTCATGGTATGTTAGGTTCTCCTGCTATCAAAGATAATACCACATGCTGTGTAAGGTATAAAAATTTAACGGAAAGTGAATTAAAAGTTGACTTTACAGTTCGATTTTATTATTTACGAAATAATTAAAATAAATCCCATCTGATTGTAAAGATAATCGTATAATCTTTAGGCATGGTATCTATGAGCTGACGATATTTAATATACCCATTCTCGATATATAACGCACCAATAGCAATACCGGTGTATGATATATCTTTTACTGTAGTTTTAGGATTAAATTTCGAATCGGATATTTTAGCAACTATGATATCTGTTTCTTTAGAAATAGCCTGTTTAGCATTAAGTTTGAAGGTTGCTTCTGCATGTAATTTATTATACAAAAATTTAGTATATTCAATGTAGGCGATTTCACAATCTTCACGCTGTAACACGTCATCGTTACGCTTCCATTCGATTCCTTCGTTTAACATATTTAAACTCTGGTTATGCGAAGTAAAATGGAACAAAAAATTATTATGAAATATTATAATTGAATTATACAAAAGAAAGGAAGATGATCCAATGGAGATGTTAAAAGAAACGTACACGATTGCTTTGCCTATCGTTCTGACAGCATTAATGGGATACATAGTGTGGATTTTGAAAAATCAGAAGTCAGACAGAGATGCGAATAGCAGAGGAACGATGCTGTTGCTTCGAGTACAACTGATCGAGTACCATGATAAATACATGGCGCTCAAAGAAATTCCATCCTATGCCTACCAGAATTTTATGGAAATGTACAATGCCTATCATGCGTTGGGCGGAAATGGAATGGTCACAAAGATGAAAAACGAGATTGAAGAGCTTCATCTGAAGCAGAAAGAGAGGATTTAAACATGACAGATTTGGGATTTTTAACAGAATTTATGGTGCCGGTAATCGTAGGCATTTGCCTTTGTGTAGGCTATGTCGTAAAGAAGTGGATCAAGGATGTTGATAATAAATACATCCCTACCATTTGTGCGGTATTAGGTGTGCTTTTAGCCATTTGGATTAACAGATGGACAGTTACAGCACCTATTTTATTAAGTGGATTATTCAGCGGTTTAGCAAGCACAGGACTGCACCAGTTATTTAAGCAGTATATTGAAAAGAAGGAGGAATAAAAGAATGGTTATTAACGTACATGCCGGACACAACCCGGACGGAAAAGTAGCGTGCGGAGCTATCGGAATCATCCGGGAATCAACAGAAGCGAGAAATGTAAAGAATGAGGTTATCAGACAGTTAAAAGGTCTCGGGCATACCGTGTATGACTGTACGGTTGACAATGGCACAAGTGCAAATAACGTGCTTTGTAACATCGTAGGAAAATGCAATGCTCATGTGGCTGATCTTGATGTATCTATCCACTTTAATGCAGGTGCGAAGGATATGTCTGGAAACGGACGGACAACAGGTGTAGAAGCATATATTTATAGTGATAATAGCAAAGCAAAACCATTTGCAGAGAAAATTGTGAAAGCAATTGCAGCACTTGGATTTAAAAATCGTGGTGTGAAGATTAACAAAAAGCTTTACGTGCTCAATCACACAAAAGCACCTGCGATGCTGATTGAATGTTGCTTCGTGGATGATAAAGACGATGTAGCACTGTATGACTTTAAGAGCATGGCAAGTGCAATTGTTTACGGAATTACCGGACAGCAGTACATTGAACCATCCAATAACACATCTGATGATGATGCTGCAACTTCTGGATCAGAGACAAGCGTAGGTGATAAAGATTCTATTTATCGTGTACAGGTCGGAGCGTATCGCAACAAAGCAAATGCTATTGCCTTGCAGGAAAAATTGAAAGCAGCAGGATTTGATGCTGCGATTGTAAAAGCGTAAAATAAAGGGCGGTTAGAATTTCTAATCGCCCTTTTTAATATACTTGTACTAATTAATATTAACCACTAGGAAATAGTTATTTAGTACAAGTCCTAGATATAAAATATAAAGCCAGTAATTTCAAAGGCTTCATTCAAATAAATTTCTTTTATTATTCTATGCCAAAATTCTTGTTTTCCTTTTTGATCTAGTTGTTCGTAAAGTTCTTTCCAGTCTTCCGGGATCTGCTTCTTAAATTCCTCAATCCTTATAACTTTGTTGTTTGACAACTCCTCAGTTATGGAATTTATTTTTTCTGATAAGACACTGTATTTCTTTTCGTATTCTGGGATATCAATTCTTCCTTTTTCAAAAAGGTAATTCAGTCTGTCACGCTCCGCTATTGCATCATTAAGTTTCTTATTCAAATTGCGCTTTGGTTTACCTGCTTCTTTTTTTACATCAAATTCAAGATTTTTTAATGCTGCATCAAGATTTTCAAGAAGATATTTTTCTGTTTTTGCTTCTGACACTAATTTTGTTTTGTGCAATTTCTCATTTCCACCAAACCAGCATCGTTGATATTGCCGGTGCTTTTTGGTCTTCCTATCTATGCTGTAAAAACTTGCCATTTTCCTGCCACATATAGGACAGCGGAATAACCCACTGAATAAATATATATGACCGGACGGAGCGTATTTTATCTGATTGACACTTCTTATTTCTTCCATTTTTTCTTTGGTAAAATAAGGTTCGCAGAAATTTTCATTTTCCCTTACTTTCCCAATATATAAATCTGACTTGATCATTGTGTCCAATTTGTGCCTAGTAAAATCTGGGATGAAGTTTTCACGAACCCACAGAACAGTGCCGCGCTTGCTTTTGGTTGCTAATAAATAATCAAATATAGCCCTTGTCTGTTCCTCATTATCATGTACGACTTTCTTTATGCCATCTATTTTCTCTATTTTGAATCCTATAGGCACTCTTCCAGTGTAGGCTTTCCCTTCACGGATTTTATAAGCTGCGGTGTCTTTGTATCGCTCAGATATAACCGCCCATTCTAATTCTGCCATGTTTGCCATCTGGTACATGAAGTTCTTTCCGTATGGAGTGGAAGTATCGATCTGCTGACTTACTGATATCAAGTTGCATCCTGCGCTTTCCATGTCGTGATAGAGGTTACAGAAATCTCTCATATTTCTTGCTATACGATCGTATCTCATAATAACAACTGCATTGATTCTTCCAGCTCTGACATCATCCATCATGCGTTGAAAGTCCTTTCTTTTTGCCGTGCTATGCCCTGTGATCGCATAATCGCCAGAATAAACGATTATATTTGCATTATGGTAAGTTTTATTAATGTACTTTTTACAATCGTCTATTTGCTGTTCCATTGATTCTGAATTATCATCTTTTTTTGATTTCCTTGGATAAATTGCTATATTCATTTTTAACTCCCTAAAAAACCCCTCATATTAATAGAGGGGCATAATTTTTATACATAATATGGATTTGGCTTCAATATAATTAATATAAGGTCAATTACAACTCCGACACCAAATAAACCAAAAGTTAATAAATATAAAATTCCAAATAAAATTTTCCCTTCATAGAATTTATGAATTCCAAACCATCCTAAAAACAAGCACAAAAAGAATGAAACCCACTTGTTTTTTGCTTTTGGTGCTTTCGAATAAACAGGAGCTGCAGAACTAGAAGAAGAATTAGCACTATTATTGATAATTATACTTTCAGGGGTTGAATTCTTAATATCCTCAACTTGTTTTCCACACTTAGGGCATACTACACAATCAATATCAATCTTCTCTCCACAATGCTTACAGAATTTTGTGTTTTGTTCCATACGTTTATACCTTTCCTTTCTTTTGATATCATCATTATAAAGCAAAATGATTATAAAACAATACATTTTTGTCATTATTTTATGACATTTTTTTGCAAAATGAAAGTTTAGGATAAAAAACAAATGGATGCGTTATTGACTTTTCGAACATACGTTCGTATACTTTATGTATCAAATAGAAAGGTGGTATTGGATATGGGAGAGCTTAAAGAGAAAATAATAGAATTAATAGAGAAGTGCATGGACGAGGATGATCTCCGAACCATATATGCATTTATAAAGAGATTTTTAAGATAAAAGAAAAAGACAAGGGTTTGCGCATTGCCCTTGTCTTTCTTTTTACTTCTTCACAAACATTTCTGCCATCTTCTGGATTGTGTTCCATTCGTCTTCATCCAGTTGTGATATAGCGGTTATGAATTTGTACCGCTGGTCGTCTTCCCCGGCTTTCAGAACATCTGCAAGAAATTCAGCTATCTTTTCATTCTCTGTCTTTTGAATGAACATTTCGCCTTTTCCGGTCTCGAGCCATTCCTTATTAACATCAAACAATCGACAAATAAGTTTGATCGACTGGGTTGATAGATTTCTTTGACCAGTTTCTACTAAAGATATGAAATTTTTAGTTAAACCAATTTCTTTAGCAAACTTTTCTTGTGACATTCCAAGCGATTTTCTCAACTGTTTTATTTGCTCATCCACTTATTATCACCTCCCACTAGTATAATAATACAAAAATCACACAATGTCAAACAAAAAAATTAAAAAATGTTTGACAATACAAACTACGTATGATATTATAATCACACAAGGTAATACAAACACGAAAGGAAGTGAGCAGATGAACGAAGAAAAGGAAAAGGCCCTTGCAAGATTAGCTGAAACAGTATCACAGCTGGACAAAGTGAGCTTCAACTACATTCTCGGTGTTGCGGATGGTATGGCAATCTCAAAGAAACAGGCGGAACTTGACAAGCAGATTGCCATGTGTGGGAGCGTTAAATAATGAGAAAGGAGATTTACATGAACAAAGCAGACATGGAAATTACACCAGAGAGGAAAGCCAAGATTATGGACATTCTGTTAGAGATTTACGAAAGACAGGAAGGAATTAAGCTTGTAGTTAAGGATAATGCATCATGAAAAATGTAGCAAAAGTTTTTATAGCGGTAGGGCTTGGAATCCTGTTTCTTGGTGGAATGCTCGATGCGGATGGAACGTATTATGTTTTTCTGCTGATCGAAATGGCACTCGGTGCGGTGGTTGCACTTATTGGAGTTGTGATCTTGGATGTTGAGAAACGCCGGGAAGAAAAGCGGAAAGCAGACTTTAACATGATCCGCCGGAAGGACAAGCTTGACGCTGATGTTGAGTTCCTTGGGGAATTTGAGGACAAAAAAATAGCACCCTGAATGTTTTGGCGAACGCAGGTGCTATTTAACCGTGGAAATACAAAAGTATTTCTGCGTTTATTATAACACGTAGTTAAATTTTTGGAAAGCGTGATTTTATGTTTTACAGAAAATGCAGAATCTGTGGATGCAGTTTAGATCCCGGTGAAGGAAACATGTGTGAAGAATGCCGGGACGAACAGTACATGAATCAACAGCGTGAGAAAGCTGTCAGATACATGGTTTTATCTACAGATTTCAGACAGATGGAAATGGAGGAATTTTTGAATGACTAGCACACAATTAACCTGGTCTGATACCGGGGATTTATTAGACAAATTAGATGAGCTGTCCCAGCTTCTTGAAAATTTTGGAATATTAGATGGAAGCGTTATGTTTACTAGCACCGGAGACGTCTTTGGAACATTTGCGATTGATGGGAACAAGTTACACGCCGGCATCTTGAACGATGGCAAGAGAAAGACTGTAGATTATGAGAGATAATTACGATTTATGGGAAGAACATGACAGGCAGCAGGAAGAATGGCTGCAACGCAGACCGAAGTGCATCTGTTGCGGAGAACATATCCAAGAGGAAACAGCAGTGAAGATCAGAGGGGATTATTACTGTGACAGATGCTTGGATGACATGAGAGTTTATGTGACAGATTGAGAGGTAGAAATGAAATTTAGAGAATTAAGGGCAAATGAAATTGAAGCAAGAGTAGCAACTGTTTCTGATAAAGGCTGTTCCATCCTGCTGTATAAAAATGCACGCTGTGATATGAACATCTTAGATGAAGCTGTAGGGGAAATGAACTGGCAGAGAGACCATAAGGAAATCAAAGGCAACATGTATGCAGGTATTGGCATATGGGATGCATTCAAAAAAATCTGGGTATGGAAATGGGATTGCGGAACGGAATCTTATACCGAAGGAGAAAAAGGCGAGGCTTCTGACAGCTTCAAGCGAGCTGGCTTTAACTGGGGAATCGGAAGAGAATTATACACTGCACCTTTTATATGGATGAAAGCAGACCAGATTAATCTTGCAGATAAAAATGGAAAAAAAACCACGTATGACAGCTTTAAAGTTGAGGATATCGAGTATAAAGATGGAAAAATCTCATATCTGAAAGTTGTTGATAATAAGACAAAGGCAATTTTCTTATATGGGAAAAGCAGAGCACTGAAAGATGAAAATATAAATGATCTGATCAGCGAGGAAGAATTTCAGATCATCACAGAATTGATCAGAAAGGCAAATGTCAATGAACAGAAGCTGTTAAGCCAGTATAAGATTGAATCGTTTATCACACTGACAAAAGTGCAGTACACAGCGTTAAAAACAAAGCTGGAAGAAGCTGTTGCAAAGAAAGAAGCGTAGCTTATGGAGACTACTGGAAAACTAACCGGAGCGAGCCGGACATTTGACGGACAAGGCATCATTCTTACATTTGAGGTTGATGGTTCAGCAGCTCCCCAGATTGAAAATTTACAGAAGCAGGACAAGTTGAAAATCAAAGCTGTTAGATACACGCAGAAACGTAGCCTTGATGCAAATTCTTATTTTCATGCACTGGTCGGAAAGATTGCCGATGCTCTGACGATTTCCAAGACGAAAGCCAAAAATGTACTGATCTGTAAATATGGTCAGCCAGAACATCTTCCAGATGGAAGTATCTTCTATTATCAGTCAAATGCACCAGAAGATTACATGTGGGAACTTGAAACAATTCATGCAATGCCAGTTCGATATGATGGGAAACTGACTGTATATAAGATTTATCGAGGAAGCCATACATATGATACAAAAGAAATGTCAGTACTGATTGATGGAACGGTAGCGGATGCAAAAGAACTTGGAATAGATATCATCACACCTGAGGAGTTGAGGGAAATGAAAGAGCGGTGGGGTGTATGAAACGATTGTGGAGCGTATTTACAGAAGATATGGATCACTGTTATTTTACCGGAACATACCCAGTGGAAAGACATCATATCTTTGGAAGTTCAAACCGTAAAAACAGTGAAAAGTATGGTTTTGTTATTCCACTCAGACCGGATCTGCATCCTAACGGAGCGCAGAGAGGCGCCAATGCAAAAGAAATTGATTTGAAATTAAAAACTATGGCGCAGGAATATTTTGAATCTCATTACGGAACAAGAGAAGATTTCAGAGATATTTTTGGAAAGTCGTGGTTATAGGGTTGGAACACCTTGCCGGACGGCAGAAAGAAACCTATTCATGCAGAAAATAATATATCACGAATTATTGGAAGCCATGGTTTCCCGGTGCTTTCCATGGTGCCGGGAGAAAGGAGTAAATTTTGGAAGAATTAAAAGTTACAGAATATGGAGATATGAGAGTGCTGACAACACAGCAGATCGCAGAAGCGTATGGAACAAATACAGATACAATCACAAAAAATTTCAATAGAAACAAAGACAGATATGTTGAGGGGAAGCATTTTATTTGTTTGGAGGGAGAGAATTTAAAAGATTTTAAAACGACCGGACAAATTGACCTTTCGTTAAAAATTAATAAATTATACCTCTGGACAAAAAAAGGTGCTTTTCTCCATGCAAAATCCTTAAACACAGATACCGCATGGGAAGTATACGATCGATTGGTTGATTCTTATTTTGATCACAGTAATCTGCTTGATGGTATGTCGCCAGAATTGAAAGCGGCATTGATCGTGGATAAGCGTGTGACCAAGGTAGAGCACAGAATTGACCATATTGAAAATGATATGCCGTTGTTCGGTGCAGAATCAGACGAACTTTCTGCACATGTCAGACATAAGGCAGTGGAAATGCTTGGTGGTAAGAAGTCAGAAGCTTACAGAGATAGCAAAGTACATAAAAAAGTGTTCAGCGACATTTACAATCAGTTAAAACGTGAGTTTGGTATCTACGATGATGAAGGAAAAATGAAAAGCTACAAGGCACTGAAACGCAAGGATCTTGCTGATGCACATGAATTTGTTGATTGTTACACTCTTCCGGCATATTTAGCAGAGCAGATTAATGATTGTAATGCGCAGATCAGAATGGAGGACGGTGCCGATGGAGTATAAATTTACAGTTCCGGGGCGCTTGGAAGGCTTGAACAATTATACAGCAGCCAATCGAACGAACCCATATAAGGGCGGAAAGGTAAAAAATGATAATGAGAATCACATCATGTGGTGTATCAGACAGCAGCTCCACGGAGTACATATTGAAAAGCCAGTATTGATCTATTACCACTGTTTTGAAAAAGACAACAGGAGAGATGGGGACAACATTCTCTCCTGTGTAACAAAGTTCATTCAGGACAGTCTCACAAAAACAAAGGTGCTGCAAGAAGATAATCGCAGATGCATCCCTCATTTTTATCATGATGTTTCTGTAGATAAGGATAATCCGAGAATTGAGGTCACAATCACAGAACTTACGCCGGAACAGGCGAAAATGAAATTGAGAGACTTGCTTAATGACTTGGAAACGGGGTGATCTGGTGGATGGCAACTACATAAAACTGAGCCGTGGACTTCTGGATTGGGAGTGGTACACAGACATTAATACAACCCGGCTGTTTATCCATATGTTGCTGAAAGCCAATTGGAAGGATGGAAATTTTAAAGGAACAACGATACCACGTGGATCGTTTGTAACATCTATCAGGAAATTGTCGGACGAAACAGGGCTTTCAGACCGTGAAATTCGAACAGCAATTTCGCATTTGAAAACGACAGGCGAAGTGACAAGCAAAACGACAAGCAAATTTAGCGTATTTACAGTAGTTAAGTACGATTTATACCAGACAACCGACAAGCAGAACGACAAGCAAGCGACAAGCAAGCGACAAACTAACGACAAACTAACGACAACAATAGAAGAAAAGAAAGAAGGAAAGAAGGGAAGAAACACACCCCCTATATCCCCCTTGGAAAAATTCGGAGAGTTTGCCGCAGCATATCCGAAACGGTGTACTGGTTGTCTTGCTGAAACAGAATACTGCAATGTGGTACTGGCTGGTGTACCGGAAGATGATCTGATAGTGGCTGCACAAAATTACGCTGTTGATTGCCAAAAGAAAAGGACACCTGATCGTTATATTAAAAATGCAGAGAATTTCTTGAAAGAGAATTTGTTTATGCAGTACCTGAAAGGAGAGAACGATGGATCAGTTGGAAGAGATACTGGAACGCATGAAAAATCACTCAACGAACTTATGCAGGAATGCGGAGACACCGGAGACTTCCAGGGATTCTGATGTGTGTCCAATTTGCGAAGGTCGGGAGTGGATCTTGAAAATAAAAGACGGAGTTGAAATAGCAGTACCGTGTAAATGCCGTGAGAAAGCGGTCATGTCAAGGCGGTTGCGATTTGCAGATATACCGGAGGCATTCCGTGGGATGGATCTGAGATCGTTTCGAATGGATGTGTACAGGAAGCAGGAAAGTAAAAAGATGGTGTCAGATGCCTGTAAAATCATAAAAACCTATCTGGATGATTTCGAGAGCCAGAAGGAAAGAGGCATGGGACTGTATATCTGGTCGAGGACAAAGGGAAGCGGTAAGACGAGGATCGCTGCCGGGATTGCAAATGAGCTGATGAAAAACTATGCAGTGAAGTTTGCAGTGTCACTGACCATCCTGCAAGAGATTAAGAATACATGGCGGAGAGATACAGAATACAGTGAGAACCAGCTTTTAGACGCACTTTACACCACAGACATTCTTGTAATTGATGATTTCGGAGTGGAGAGACCAGCGGACTGGATAAATGACAAAATGTATCAGATCATCAACGAGCGGTACATAAACCAGAAGGTAACGATTTTCACGAGTAATGATCCGCTGGACAAACTATCCTACGATGACCAGATCACGAACCGGATCAAGGAGCGGACATATCAGATCGCATTTCCAGAAGAATCAGTCCGGGATCATATCGCAGAGCGGATGCAGGAGGAAATCATTGAAAAGATGATGGCGGGTGGAAATATAAAATAAAAAATACAAGGAAGGTGAACAAATGCATAACGTACAGCAGAGACAGAGGTTAATTCCGTCGATTGTTTATAAGCAGGAATTAGCAAAATGTCAGTTAGGAGATAATATCGCGAATCACATGGGATATATTTTTACAGCCATTTTGTATGACAAGTTTGATATGACGTTTAAGCAGGTCACGAATTTTTATAGCAAAACCGTTGAGCGTCGAAAATCTTGGCAGGACGATGATGACGAAGCGGTAACGAGCGAGAGCATGATGGCATATTGCCGTAAAAAGAAAATTGATGTGGTCAAGTGGGTAAAATCAATCCCAATGTCACAAAAATTGTATATGGCAGATATAAAAAATGGACGGGCAGTGCTTGGCGCAGATCGGAATATCGAGAGCGCGCTTGCCTCCACAATGTATCTGACAATTCCGACATTAAAAGATTCTTACCGTTTCTCAAATGCCAAAATCGAAGAATTTATGAATTGGGTTGCCTATTACATTGATTCCTATTGGCGCAAGCAGCCAAAGAGTAAGGAGCACTATCTGACGGATGAGATTATTCGGAATCAGTTTATTGAGGATGAAAATTGGGATATTGTAACAGGAAAAGCGGTGAAATAAGGATTATTAACATGGGAGAGATGATAAAGACAAGCATAAAATACTGCCGTAAATGTATTTACTCATACAAGCACAGTCAAACAGAGGTCATGTGTGGATATTATTCACAGACAGGATTAAGACGCGGCTGTCCGGTAGGAATGTGCGATAAATTCGAAAAGAGAGGTAGAAAAAAGAGGAGGGTACAGTTGAAATGACAGACGAAACCAAGCAGGAGATAGAAGCGGTACTGATGTTGTTAAAAAATACATTGGTAAGAAATGGCGTAAGCATAGCACTTGAAAAAAAAGACGATGGATGCATTTGTTTTTTTGATACCGCAGAGTATTGTCGCACCGGTAAATATAAAGGGGTATCTGTTAAAATAACGGATTTAGTGAGGTAGAAATATGGCAAAAAGAAATGTGTTACATATCAGTAAGTTAGAAAATTTAAAAAAATGGCTGGTTAAGGACGGATGGCAATTACTTCCGCTCTCAAACAATCATTATGAGGTATTAAGAGCCGGTAAAGCTGGAAGACAGAATCCTTTGGTTATCTATTCTGCGAAAAGTAGTGAGCATCTCTCTTTTGCAGACAGGGATATGCCTGTAATTGGTGCGTTTCTTAGAGACCAGAAGAAGCCACAGACCAATGCAGACCGGATCAGAAGCATGACGGATGAGGAACTGGCGGGACTTCTTAAAGAAGTAAAAGAAGATTATCAGTGGGCGAATCCCGACTATCCAGATTGTGAGGATTGTGGTGAATGGTTGAACTGGCTCCAGTTAGAAGCAGAATAGGAGAGAGCATGGAAGATAGACATTTATACAGAGGTAAAAGAACATTGACAGATAATATGTGGGTGTACTGGGATGGATTTAGCGGTGTACAACCTAATACAGTTATTGAAGAGGAGACAATCTGCCAGTGCACCGGACTTAAGGACAAGAACGGTAAACTGATTTGGGAGAATGACATTCTTTCAGGGCATATCGATGATGAGTTTCCAGAAGATGAGACGAGAAAGCGTGTCGTGTGGCATGAAAACGGATGGTGTACGAATGAGCCGGGCTGTGATTACTACGAGAAACTGGATGATTTTGATTCAGAGAATTTTGAAGTGATCGGCAACGAAATTGACAACCCGGAATTGTTGGAGGTGCGACTATGACAATTGATGAAGCTATATCACACGCAAGAGAAGTAGCTGAATGCCAAAAGATGTCAGCAAGACTAATCGAAGATAATGCGTATATTCCAGAATCGGTTGATAAAGAAGCCATTACATATGGCAATACTATATGTGCAAACGAACATGAGCAACTTGCTGAATGGCTGGAAGAACTGAAGCAGTACCGCGCAATCGGCACACCGGAAGAATGCCAGACGGCGATGGAGAAGCAGAACGTCAATAAGGAATTGGAAAGCCACGATGAAAAGCACACTCTTGAATGTTGTATCAGCCTTATGCAGGAAATGGTTAATGAATTTGCAGAATGGTACAGATGGCAACATGGAGAGGATGCGATTGAGGAACTTGACGAGGAAGAGAGGTTTTGTTTTAGAAAATCATACTTCAGCATTGTACAGGAACTTTTTCTTATAGGCACAAACCACTCCGGCGGTACATCTACCAGAGCGAAGTGTGAGCAGTTAGGTGTTGATAGTGCAGAAGAAATTGAATTTGATTGGAGCGATGAAGAATGAGTGAAAGCCTTAAGCCATGCCCGTTCTGCGGTGGAAAAGCAATGTTCTTAACCACTACAAATAAGTCATCACATTCGGCTGTTGGTGTAATGTTCAAAATCAAATGTATGAAATGCGGAACAGAACTTCCAAAAATCTATGAATGTGAGATGTACATGGATCAGGACGGAGGCATCAGAACAGGGAAAGACGAGCGAACGAAAGCAACTACAGATTGGAACAGGAGGGCGAACGATGGGAAGACTGATTGATGCGGAGACATTAAAGCAAGAATTATATCAACAATGGTTTATGGATATTCTTCTTACACAGAAACGTAGTGATGATATGTTCTATGCGTTAGCGCAGAAGATTGATGCACAGCCGATCGCCTATGACCCGGACAAGGTTGTGGAGCAGTTGGAAAAGCTGAAAAGCCTTGTACCAGTAAATAGGGTACTCGATGATATTATAAATGATAAACCAAAGGAATTAGGAATGCTTATAGCCTATGAAAAGGCTATTAAGATTGTAAAAGGAGGTGGAGTAGATGGCTAAGTGGAATGCGGGCGTAGGTTTACAATTAACGATTGACTATGATGACATTGAAGCTGATACAGAAGCGGAAGCCATTCAGATTGCAAAAGAGAGGGCATTAGAAGATATCGAATGGAATAACTGCGACTGTGATGCGAGCAATCCGATTGTGTATTACTGCCAGGAGAAAGAAACGGAGGAAGCGGAGGATGAGTAGGGTATTGCCGATTTTATTCAACACAGAAATGGTTCGGGCAATTCTGGACGGACGGAAGACTTGCACCAGACGTGTGATAAAGCCACAACCACAATCAAGGCTATGTTATACATATGCAGGTAGCCACAAGGGTTGTATAGGAAAATGGACATATCCAAACAGGGGAGCACACGAATTTTGGGGAGAAGAATATAAGCTTCCGGAAAATATAAAGGATGAGGAATTAAGCAAACAATGGAATCCGCCATATCACACGGACGATATACTGTACGCGAGAGAAACATGGAAAAAGGCACCGAACGGATACTTTTACTACGAAGATTGGCAAAGAAATGACATTGCCGATGTTACAAAGTGGAAACCATCTATCTACATGCCGAAAGACGCCGCCCGTATCTGGCTTAAGGTTACGGATGTAAGAGTGGAGCGGTTGCAGGATATGACAGACGATGATGCAGAAGCAGAGGGATGTTTCGATTATACATCAACAGCACTTGGTTTTTTTGATGTATGGGATTCCACCATCAAGAAATCCGACCTTGACCGCTACGGATGGAATGCTAATCCGTGGGTGTGGGTAATTGAATTTGAGCGGTGCGAGAAGCCGGAAGGAGTGTGAATATGCCTAAAGCAATATTGATAATGGACGATATGCCGGAATGCTGTGCTGATTGTCCTTGTAGCTTTTTCGAAAGAGATAATCCAATATTAAATTTAATATGTGGTGTGACACAAGAAGATGCATATAACGTTGGAAAGCCAGATTGGTGTCCGCTCCGGGAACTGCCGGAGAAGATACCAAAATTAAAATCCAGTTATGAAGATCTCAGCACATCAATACGTCGGGTGGGTTGGAATGCCTGCTTAGATGAAATTTTGAAGTAAATCGAAAGGAGTGAGAGGTTTGCTGGCCAGCGTGAAAGAGCTCTTTACTCCGAGAAAAAATGGAATCAGTAAAAGAAAGAATGGAGCGGATCGGAGCATATGAGAAGATTGCATCATTTATGCAGAAAGAAAAGCAGCCATATGAATATAAAAGAAAATATGCACAGATCAGAGCAGAAGAGTTCGCAAGTGAATGTGATGGAAGATTGCTCAACTACCATGTTTCTGTCGGTGGACTTGACAGTATAATCTTATACCTGTTTTTACATGAGGTATGTGGAATTGACACACCAGGAGTCAGTGCATCTACACTGGAAGATAAGAGTATTCAGAGAGTGCATAAAGCACTTGGAATCATCAATGTGCCGCCACTGAAAAGAGAAGATGGTACATATTGGACAAAAGCAAGAGTTATACAGGAATTTGGTTTTCCGGTCATTTCAAAAGAGATTGCCGGGAAGATAGAACTTTTACAAAATCCGAGCGAGAAGAATAAGACAGTCCGTCATGCGATTATAACCGGAGAAACTGGAGAATATGGTGGATGGCAGAAAAACTCAAAAATGCAGTTAAATCAACGATGGTTAAAGCTGTTCGGTGGATATGAAAACGAAAATGAAGGGTGTGATTATCAGAAGCCAGATTTTCTCGTATCGTCCAAGTGTTGTTATTACCTTAAAGAGAAAAATTGTGATGACTGGGGAAAAGAGCATAACAGTGTGCCGTATCTGGGGCTGATGGCATCCGAGGGCGGCAGACGTGCCAAGAGCCTGCGGATGAACGGATGTAATTATTTTGGAGCATCTACGATCAGATCAGCACCATTTGCAATCTTTCATAGACAAGACATTTTAAAACTCGCACTGGAAATGGATCAGATGTGGAAAGGTGGACTGAAAGAAAAATATCATGAAAGACTTTTGAAAGAAGGAAGATTATCTCAAAGCTTTGAAATGCCAGACAGTATTATACCGGAGATCTACGGAGAAATTGAGAAAAAGCCAGATGGGACGCTTTACACAACTAAGGCACAGCGTACCGGATGCAGTATGTGTGGGTTTGGAATCCACATGGAGAAACGACCGCATCGATTTGATTTGCTCTATGAGAGTAATCCAAAAGAGTGGGATTATCTGATGTTCCATATGTGTAAGGATAAGGATGGGAACGACTATGGATGGGCGAAGGTGCTGGACTATATAGGAGTTGGCTGGGAACCTTCCACCATCGGGGGTAACTGTAAGGGACAGATAAGCTTGCCATTAGATCAAATGTGATATATAAAAAGCACCTGCTAGAAACAGGTGCGTTGTATTCAAGCCGGGATTCGAACCCGGGACCAATCGCTTAGTAGGCGACCGCTCTGTCCAGCTGAGCTACTTGGTCATAATGAATTAGACAAGAGCATGATACTACAATTAACGACACAAGTCAATACTTTATAGAAAGGAGCCGGGACCTATCCGGATAAAAGGCGCGCCGGGTTCCTTTTGAAGAAAATGATACATGGAGAATTAATAGTTGACAATTTTGCCGGTGGTGGCGGTGCTTCCACCGGAATAGAACTTGCAACCGGATACAGTGTTGACATTGCCATCAACCATGATCCAGAAGCTATTAAAATGCACAAGGCGAACCACCCGAACACTAAACATTACTGTGAGGATGTATGGCAGGTAGATCCGGTGAAAGCCTGTAATGGGCACCCAGTGGCACTTGCATGGTTTAGCCCGGACTGCAAGCACTTTTCTAAGGCAAAGGGCGGAAAGCCGAAGGACAAGTTTATTCGCGGACTTGCATGGGTAGCCTGCCAGTGGGCTGGACTTGTTCGACCGAGAGTTATCATGCTTGAAAACGTGGAAGAATTTAAGACATGGGGACCGTTGAACAGAGGACACCATCCTATAAAAGCAAAACAGGGAAAAACATTTGAGAAATTTGTTCAGCAGCTTACAGATCTAGGATATGAGGTACAGTTCAAGGAGTTGGTAGCGGCAGATTATGGGGCGCCAACCATGCGTAAGAGATTTTTCATGATCGCAAGGTGCGATGGCAAGCCGATTGTATGGCCGGAGCCGACACACGGACCGGCAGACAGCGAAGCGGTAAAAGCCGGACTGCTAAAACCTTACGTTGGAGCATACACGCAGATTGATTTCAGCCGACCGTGTCCGAGCATTTTTGATACATCCGAGGAAATCAAAGAAAAGTATGGAATCCGGGCAGTAAGACCACTGGCACAAAAGACGATGGACAGGATAGCCAGAGGATTAAAAAAATTCGTTTTGGATAATCCAGAGCCTTTTATCATTCAGTGTAATCATGGCGGTGAGCGTAGACCGAACGACATCAGAGAGCCTCTTACAACGATCGTGAGCAAAAACGAGCATTGTCTTATCAGTCCTACATTGATTCAGTACCATTCTGAAACTTCAAAGGATGGAGTAAGAGGACAAACTATAGAAGACCCAATCATGACAGTTGACAGCTCAAACAGATATGGACTGGTCACATCGTTTCTGCATAAGTACTATGACGGAGGATATAAGGGTGCTGGGGAAACAGTAGAAAATCCGCTTCCGACAGTGACCGCATGGGATCATAACAGCGTTGTTACAGCGAATCTGATTCAGATGAATAATCACTGTGATGGTAAAGATATCAGACAGCCATTACCAACGATCACAGCTGGTGACGGACACTTTGGAGAGGTTAGAGCGTTTCTAATCAAATATTATGGAGATGCCACAGGGCAAGACATCGAAAAGCCACTTGATACAGTTACAACCAAGGATAGATTTGGATTGGTGACGATCGAGGGTGTAGATTATCAGATTGTAGATATCGGACTGCGGATGTTAGAGCCAAGAGAGCTGTATGGCTGCCAGGGATTCCCAGATGACTACATAATTGATCATGACTACACCGGAAAGACGTATCCGAGAAGTGAACAGGTCAGAAGATGCGGCAATGCAGTGTGTCCGCCGATTCCGGCTGCACTGGTCAGAGCAAATTTACCGGAATTGTGCGTTGCTGAACGGATGCCGAATATGCAGATCGAAGCAGATCAGACCGGTCAACTTAGATTTGCTTAATTCAGAGTTGGAATTGAGTTAAAACAAGAATTAATACAAGATATGTGAGTTAAATTAGAATTTAAGCGAGGTAGTAATGAGAATAGGACTGATAGATGTTGATAATCAC